GCGAGGACGCGGACTCCGAGGGCCTGCGGGAGAAGCAGTGGAACTGGCTCCTCACCTCGATGCGGACCCGCCTGAAGCCGGGCGGCTTCGTGGTCCTGATCCTCACCCACTGGCACGAGGACGACATGGCGGCGCGCGCGGTCCTGCGCCAGCCGGGCCTCTGGCATGTCGTGCGGATGTGCGCGGTCGCGGAGGACCCGGCGGCGTTCGTCGAGGCGAACGATGTCTTCGCCACCATCCCCGATCCGCTGGGGCGCCGGCCGGGCGAGTGGCTGTGGGACGATGACGACTACGCCTATGCGGCCGAGCTGAAGGCCGTCTACGACGAGTACGAGCTCTCGGGCGCGAAGCGCGACTGGGCGGCTCTCTACCAGCAGCGGCCCGCGCCGGCCGAGGGCATCCTGTTCAACCTCTCGCGCCTCGGCTACGTCGAGACGATGCCGGTCGGGGTCATGGCCCGCTGGCGGGCCTGGGACCTCGCGGCGACCGAGAAGCTCGGCTCGAACGACCCCGACTGGACCGCCGGGGTCAAGATGGCGAAGCTCAACGACGGCCAGATCATCGTCGAGGACGTGGTGCGGGAGCGCCGCACCCCCGAGGTGATCCGCGCGGTCATCCGGGCGACCGCCGAGATGGACGGGGTGAGCTGCCGCATCTCCATCCCGCAGGACCCCGGTCAGGCGGGCAAGGAACAGGCGGCCTCCTACGTGAAGCACCTCGAAGGGTTCCGGGTCGACGTCAGCCCGGAGAGCGGCGACAAGACGACGCGGGCCGAGCCCTTCATCTCCCAGGTGAACGTCGGGAACGTGAAGCTGCTGCGCGGCGGCTGGAACGGGGCCTACCGCAACGAACTGGCGGGCTTCGGCGCCGGCGGGCACGACGACCAGGTGGACGCCTCGTCGCGCGCCTACAATATGCTGCTGGGGCGCCGGCAGATCATCGTCGACCAGGACACCTTGAAGCAAAGCCGCGCGCGGGTCATTCAAGGACGGCGGTAGGGGAGTCGCGAATGCGCGTCGAGCTGACCCTGGACCCTGACCTCTGCGCCCGGCTGCTCTATGACGCGGCCCTCGACAATCGGGCGCTCGGCCAACTCCTCGGCGTGGCCGAGTTCAAGCGGACGGGCCTCGTGGTCGACGCGGGGAGCGCCCACACGGATCCGGCGGGCCAGCTGGTCGTGGTGGTCGACGTGCGCCTGCCGGAGAAAGTCTGATGGCGAAGCTGACCCGCAAGCAGAAGGCGAAGCGCCGCCAGGACAAGCGGATCGCCAAGCAGGAGCGCCGGATCGACCGCGAGGCCCGGCGGCTGCTCGAGTCGGGCCCGCAGCCGCTCGACGGCGCGCCGGCGCCCGAGGACACCGAGGTCCGGGCCTTCCCGACGGTGCTCGAAGGGGGGAAGCCGAAGGAGCGGGACCTCTCGATCAAGCCCGAGGTCCTCGCGGCGTCGAAGCGCGACCCCCGCAAGGTCACCGCCCAACAGGCGTTCGCCATCCCCAAGCCAGCGCCGGGGGTCGTGCCCGACACCGTGCGGGCCCAGCGGCAGCTCGTCGCGATGGACGACGGGGCGGAGGAGATCAGCGTGTGGGCCGCCGGGACCTGGGCGAGCGGCTGGTTCGACGGCCCGCTCTTTATGGGCTACCCCGCCCTCTCCCTGCTGGCGGCGCTGCCCGAGTACCGCCGGATGGCGGAGGTGCTGGCAACCGAGTGCACCCGCAAGTGGATCAAGATCGCGGCCGCGGCCTCGAACCGGAAGGCGAAGCTCCAGAAGGTCACCGCGATCGAGACCGAGATGAAGCGCCTCGACGTCCGGGGCCACATCCGCCGCTGCATCGAGTTGGACGCCTTTTTCGGGATCGCGCACCTCTACCTCGACGTCGGGACCCCGCCCGACGACCGCAAGGAGCTGGTCCGCTCCATCGGGGACGGGCAGAACGAGACCACGAAGCTGAAGCTCGGGGGCTGCAAGGGCTTCCTCAAGGGGATGAAGTCCATCGAGGCGGTCTGGTGCTACCCGTCGCGCTACAACGCGACCAACCCCCTGAAGGACGATTGGTACGCCCCGCAGACCTGGTTCGTGCAGGGGCAGGAAATCCACGTCACCCGCCTGCTGACCTTCGTCGGCCGCGAGGTCCCGGACCTCCTAAAGCCGGCGTATATGTTCGGGGGCATCAGCCTCTCCCAGCTGATGAAGCCCTACGTCGACCGCTGGATCTCGGTGGTGCAGGCGGTCGCGGACGTCGTGATCGCCTTCTCGACCTCGGGGATCAAGACCAACCTCGAAACCATCCTCAAGCCGGGGGCCTCCTCGTCGACGATCTTCGACCGCCTGGAGCTGTTCAACAACCTCCGCTCCAACCGCGGGGCGATGGTGCTCGACAAGGAGACCGAGGAGTTCTTCCAGTTCAACACCCCGCTGACCGACCTCAAGGACCTGGCGTCGAAGTTCCAAGAGTTCATGTGCTCGGTCTCGGGCGAGCCGGTGGTGAAGCTGCTCGGCATCCAGCCCGCGGGCCTCAACGCTTCTTCGCAAGGCGAGATCACCTCTTGGCTCGACTGGTGCGAGGCCTTCCGGGAGAAGTTCTGCGCCTGGGCCCTCACCGTGATCCTCAACTTCATCCAGCTCTCGCTCTTTGGCGAGGTCGACCCCGACATCACCTGGACCTGGGAGTCGCTGCGCTCGCTCGACCCCAAGGAGGAGACCGAGCGGCGGAAGGTCCAGGCCGAGATGGACGCGACCTACGTCGAGCTGGGGGCCTTCTCGGCCGAGGAGATCAGGGCCCACCAGCTGGCGGACCCCGAGAGCCCCTACTACGGGATCGAGGACATCACGCCCGACGAGCCCGAGGGGCCGGTCGGGTCCGGGCTCCTCGACCCGTCGGCCGAGGGCCTCAATGCCGAGATGGCGGAGCTGTTCCCCGGGCTGCTCCAGGGCCTGATGGGGGAGCGGGACCAGAGCGCCCGCGAGGGCCGTCGACAGCCGGGACAGGGGCGGGCGGGCGAGCGCGCCTCCTCGCCGGCGCGGCGTGACGGCAGTCCCGAGGCCGATCAGGATGGCGCGCGGCCGGGCCGCAGCGAGGGCGAGCGCCCGCGGGCCCAGCGTCAGCCCCGCACCCTGAAGGTCCCGACCTCGAAGCTGGAACCCGTCGAGGCCTGATGCGCTACCTCGACCATGACGCTCCTCATCATCGCAGCGGCGCTGTTCGTGATCGGGGTCCTGCTGGAAGCTCTGGGCCGCAACGCGCCGGTCCCCTGGGCGGACCGCGTGGCCTGGATCCTCTGGGCGGTGGCCGCGATCATCTGGTTCGTGACCCTGGTCGCCGGGCACTCGGCCTAGCCGCCGGCGCCCTCGGGGCGGTCGCGCTCGCGGGCCTGCTCGCGGGCGGTCTCATTGGCGCTGGCGCGGTCGACCGCCTCGAGTCCGAACAGGATTGCCAAGCCCTCGGGGGCTGTCGGTGAAGAAGCTCCGGGCGGTGCGGGCCAACGCGGGCGTCCATGCGTGGTTCCGCAAGCGGCTGGACCAAGAGATCGACCGGATGCACCGCGCGGTCTTCTGGTGGGTGCGGGCCGCCTACCGCAAGCAGCTGGACCGCATCGAGCTGGCGCAGGACTCGTGGCCCGCCTGGCAGGCGCGCGCCGCCCGCTGGGTCGAGCTCCGCACGCCCATCGTCGAACTTTGGGACGGCGAGTGGGTCCACCTCCCCCCGCTGGCGATGGACGCCGCGCCGGCCGACCTCCTCGAGGAAGTCCTGGCGGCCCTGCGGGCCCGCTGGGGCCAGCGGTTCGACCGGCTGGCGGAGGAGATCGCGGAGTCGTTCGCCAAGCGGGCGGGCGCGACCACCGACCAGGCGATCGAGGCGGCGCTCCGGGCGGCCGGGATGCGGGTCAAGTTCCAGATCAGCAAGGCGCAGTCGGACCAGCTGGCCGCGGCCGTGCAGGAGAACGTCGCGCTGATCCGCTCGATTCCCGAGCAGTACCTCCTCGGGGTCGAGGGGGCGGTCATGCGGAGCGTCCGCGAGGGCCGGAACCTCGCGCCTCTCGTGGCCGAGCTGCAGAAGACCTACGGGTCGACCAAGAAGCGCGCGGCCCTGATCGCCCGCGACCAGAACAACAAGGCGACCGCCTTCCTGACGAAGACCCGCCAGCTGGAGATCGGGGTCGAGCAGGCGGTGTGGGTCCACTCGGGCGCCGGCAAGGAGCCGCGGCCCTCGCACGTCAAGGCGGGGCGCGACCAGGTGGTTTACAACGTGGCCGAGGGGTGGCTCGATCCGGCCCTCGGGAAGCGAATCTGGCCGGGGACCGAGATCAACTGCCGGTGCACGTGCCGGTCCATCATCCCCGAGCTGGTGGCGCAGGAGGCCGAGGCCGCATGACTCCGATCATCTTCTCCGACATCGACGCCACGCCGGCCGACTTCGGCCTGTCGGGCGGCCAATACTCGCTCCAGATCGTCGCCGGGACCTGGGGGACCGCGACCCTCAACCAGATCGGGCCCGATGGCTCCACCCTGCTGCCGGTCGGCTCCGCGATCTCGGCGAACGGCCAGACCCTGTTCACGGTCGGCGGGGGCCAGTTCCAGCTCACCCTCTCGGGCGCCTCCGGGCTCTACGCGCGGATCAGCGCGGTCAACGTGAACGCCTGGTAGCCATGCCGCTCAAGGAAGGGGGCTCCCAGGCGACGATCTCGCGCAACATCGAGACCGAGATCAACGCCGGCAAACCGCCCAAGCAGGCGGCGGCGATCGCCTACTCCAAGCCGGGGAAGTCGCGCGACGGTTTCGGCGCGATCGCTGATGCGGTCGAGGGGCTGGGGAACGGGCACGTCCACCTGGTGGAGATCGGGGGCAAGACCTACGAGACCGGGCCCCCCACGGAGGCCACCCTTCCGGCCGCCGGCGCGCCCGAGGGCGCCGAGGACCGCTCGGAGGAGGACGTCATCGGGGAGCTGACCGAGCCCCAGGTCCACGATGCCGCAGGGATCATCTTCGTCGCGCCGAACGGCCACGTGCTGTTCCTGCGGCGGGACCAGCTGGCGAACCATGGCGGCGAGTGGGACTGGCCGGGCGGCCATCTCCAACCTGGGGAGTCGCTCCTCGAGGGGGCGATCCGCGAGGCCAACGAGGAGTGCGGCTACCTCGCGCCGGCCGAGAAGTGCCGCGAGGTCGGGCGCCACATCACCGACGACGTGGACTTTACGACCTTCATCTGCCCGGTCGAGGAGATGTTCACCCCGAACCTCGCGCGGAACGAGTTCGGCCACCGGGAGCACGACGACTACCGCTGGGCCGACCCCCGCGAGCCGCCGGAGCCGACCCACCATGGGGTCGAGGACGTGCTCTGCGACGAGCTGGTGGACGAGATCATCGAGCATGGGGGCGCGGTGCCCGATGGGCTGGACTGGCGCCACCAGCCCGCGAAGCCCGTCGGGGAGAACGGGGACCAGCTGGCGGCCGACGAGGCCCTCTGGCTGGCGCTCGATCAGGCCTCGGTCCGCGAGTTCGACTCCGTGGGGCGGCTAAAGGTCGCGCTGACCCCGATCTCCAAGGCGAACGTCTGCCCCTACCGCGGGGAGGAGATCCCCCTCCCCACCGAGGAGGAGGCCCAGCACCTCATCGAGCTGGGGCTGAACCCCTACCCGCCCGACGATTTCGACCTGAAGAAAGTCTACTACCTCCTCCGGGACCCCGAGGAGCTCTCGAAGGCGGCCGAGACCTTCAACCTCGTCCCCCTGCTGGACGTCCATATCCCGACCTCGGCCGAGGATCACCCTGACGAGGTGGTCGTGGGGGCGACCGGGACCGATTGCATCTTCGAGGACCCCTACCTCCTCAACTCGCTCGCCATCTGGCCCGCGGCTGCGATCGACGACGTGGAGTCGGAGTTCAAGCGGGAGCTGTCGAGCAGCTACGCCTACAAGCTCGACTGGACCCCGGGGACCTTCCGAGGGGTGCGGTACGACGGGCGGATGGTCGAGATCATCGGGAACCACGTGGCCCTGGTGGAGCAAGGGCGGGCCGGCGCGGACGTGCTGGTCGCCGACAGCCTGACCGACGGCCTACGGTGGCGGCTGCTGGCCGCGGCCCTGCGGTTGCAAGCCCACTAGATGTTGCGGCGATTCAGTGACACAACGCGACCACTGGCGTTGGCGACTCAACCTGTCGCACGCGGAGGTCGGGGCTTGTGAACGCGCTAGAACAGGCGCTGCGGGAGAAGTTCGGGACGCCGGACAAGGCGCTCGCCGCCCTCGGCCTGCCCGCCGACCTCCTCGCGGCTGACCAAGCCCGGACCCGTCGCACCCCCTCTAGGAGCACTCCCATGAAGCGCACGATGCTCTCGTCGACGGCCCTCCGCGCCCACGCGGCCATGACGGCCCTGCTGGCGCCCCACCTGGCGGCCGACGCGAAGCTCGACCTGGTGCCGGCCGTCCGGGGGATCACCCGCAAGAACCTGAAGGCCAACGCCTCGAAGGTGTGGGCGCGCGCCAAGGCGGCGGGCCTGAAGGCCGGCCTCGCGGCCGACCAGATGGGGCCGGACGACGTGGCGATGAAGCTCCTCTCGATGATCGACGGCCAGGGGGCCGAGCCCGAGATCGCCGCGGCCGAGCCGGATCCCGCCCAGCAGGTCGAGGAGGGGACCGGCGCCGAGCCGGACGCCGGCCTCGAACCCAACGCCGCGCCCCCGCCCGCCGCCGGCGCTGGCGGGGAGGCGGGGAAGCCCGAGCCCGGCGAGGGCGAGGACGAGGAGGAGGACGACGGCGAGCTGGACGCCGAGATCCTCCGGCTGCTGCAGGAGCACCTCGGAGACGACGCCCAGGCCGAGGAGCTGCACGGCCTGGTGAAGTCCGCGATGGACAAGCACAAGCACGGCAAGGACGAGGTGGTGAACCCCTCCGCGACCGAGGTTCCGGCGAAGACCGCTCCGGCGGCCGACCGTGGCAAGAAGGGGAAGGACAACGAGATGCCGACCGTCACCCAGGGGGCCATGGACCAGGCGATCGCCGCCTCCGCGAAGAAGGTCCGCGAGGACATGCGGCGCGAGGCCCGCGAGGCGCAGGACGCCCGCGCGTTCGTCCGCCCGCTGGTCGGGGAGGTCTCCCCGGCGTTCGACTCCGCGCAGGACATCTACGAGGCCGCGCTGAAGTCGCTCCACGTGGACCTCAAGGGGGTCCACCCCAGCGCCTACCGCTCGCTCCTCGGGGCCCTGCCGCGCGGCTCGCGCGCCCAGCTGGCCCAGGACGAGGCGCTCTCGGGCAAGGTCAAGAAGCCGACCTCCGGCGCCTCCAAGCTGACCGGCCGCATCACGGTCATGCGCTAACGCGCGCGGCCCCCTCTCCTCCTGCTGAAGGATCAGCCAATGGCCGACCGCCAAACCGTCGTGAACACCCAGCCGGGCCTCGGGGTCTCGGGTGACTTCGCCTCCACGAACCCGCGCTTCACCCTGCTGGTGGGGGCGGGCGGCGCCGTCGCGGGCCCCAACGGGGTGACGATCGGCGCCTTCTGCTGGGCCACCACCCCGCAGGACGCCGACGGGGCGCCGGCGACGATCAACTCGTTCGGCTCGGGCCAGGTCGCGGGCTTCGTGGGGCGCGAGCAGCAAGGGCTCATCACCCAGTACCTGCAGGACGCCGGGATGCTGATCCCCGGCGGCTTCATGGTGACCGTCTACACCTCGGGCGACTTCTTCGTGACCAACAGCGGCACCTCGCCGGCGGTCCCGGGCCAGAAGGTCTACGCCAACTTCGCCAACGGGCAGGCGACCGCCGCGGCGACCGGCTCCCCGACCGGCGGGGCGACCTCCACCGCCTCCACCATCGCGCCGGAGACCTTCGCGGTCACCGCCTCGATCCAGAACGACGTCATGACGGTCACCGCCGTCGCGTCGGGCACCATCGTTCCCGGCGCCGCGATCTCGGGGACCGGGGTGATCTCCGGGACCACCGTCCAGTCGCAGCTGACCGGCACGGAGGGCGGGATCGGGACCTACCTGCTCTCGCAGGCCCAACCCACGATCGCGTCGGAGACCATCGACGGGACCTGGGGCCTGCTGACGATCGGCGGCACCGTGGCGGGGGTCTACGGCCTCGACCAGGTGCTGACGGGCGGGACCACCGCGGCCGGCTCCACCATCACGGCCAACGCCTCGAACGGCTCCGGCCTGACGGGGACCGGCGGGGCGGGGACCTACGCGACCCAAACCCAAACCGTCTCCTCGGCGGCGATCGACGTCTCGGCCATCAACGTCGAGACGCCCTGGCATGTCGCGAGCTACGCGGCGCCGGGCGCCCTGATGAAGATGAACCGGCTCCCGTAGCCGGCCGCCGCCCCTGCAGCTCTCCTAGAGGACCCTCGCCATGGCGAAGAAGAACAAGCTCCGCGGCCTCTCCCCCTCCCAGGCGCGCGCCCGGTTCGCGGAGGACAAGGCCCTCTTCGAGAACGCGGGGGTCTACTTCCCCCACGCGACCTCGTACCTGCCGGAGGCCTACCGGCACGACTATGCGCTCGCGATGGACGCCTACCCCGGCGCCCCCCAGTCGCTGATCCAGACCGACCCCAACTCGGCCGTGCCGGCGATCCTCGCGACCTACGTCGACCCCGACGTCTACGAGGTCCTGTTCGCCCCCAACACCGCGGCCGACATCTTCGGTGAGGTGCGGAAGGGCGACTGGCTGATGGACACCGCCCTGTTCCCGATCGCGGAGCACGCGGGCGAGGTCTCCAGCTACGGCGACCGCTCGGAGAACGGGCGCGCGACCGCCAACACCAACTGGGCGAACTACCAGAGCTACCTTTGGCAGACCATCATGGAGTACGGCGAGCGCGAGCTCGAGCGGGCGGGCCTCGCGCGGCTCAACTGGGTCTCTGAGCTGAACAAGTCGGCGGCGACCCTGATGGATAAGTTCGCCAACCTGACCTACTTCTTCGGCGTGACGGGCCTGCAGAACTACGGCCTGCTGAACGACCCCCTGCTGGCCGCCTCCCTGACCCCGGCCCCGAAGGCCAACGGCGGGGTGACCTGGTTCACCAACGGGGGCGCGCCCAACGCCTCGGCCAACGAGGTCTACAACGACCTGCTGGCGATCATGACCGCCCTGGTGACGCAGAACGCCGGCTTGGTGGACGCGGAGGCCTCGGTCACCGTGGCCCTCTCGCCGCAGATCAGCATGGCGCTCAACTTCGCCAACTCGTTCAACGTGAACGTCAAGCGGCTGCTGAAGGACAACTTCCCCGGCATGACGTTCAAGACCGGCGTGCAGTACGGGGTCGCCTCGACGCAGAACCCGCAGGGCAACTCGGCCGGCAACCTCGTGCAGGTGCTGGCGGACTCGGTCGAGGGCCAGGACGTGGGGTTCTGCGCCTTCAACGAGAAGATGCGGGCCCACAAGATCGTCTTCGGCCTGTCGAGCTTCCGGCAGAAGGTCACCGGCGGGACCTGGGGGGCGATCATCCGCTATCCCCCGGGGATCGCCTCGATGCTGGGCGTCTAGGCGCCCGGCTGTAGCTTTCGACCCGGCCCCTTCGGCCGGGCCACAGGAGAGAGCCAAATGGCTGATGCAGCCGAGAAGACCGCTGCGCCCGCGACGCAAGTCCAGCGCCCCACCAAGGCCCCCGAGGCCGCCGGCGCCAAGGTGACGGTCTACTGCTGCCTGCCGAACGGCCTCGACCTCCGGGTCTTCCGCATGGTCGAGCGCTCCGAGCCGGTGCTGGGCGGCGGCTTCCGCGACTACACGATCGCGGAGCAGGACGGGATGCCGATCCACATCAACGGCGGGGGGGACAAGCCGACCCGCCTCGACCAGCCGCGCGCCCGCCATCGGGTGGTGCTCGGCTTCGGGGTCACCGAGGGGGTCGACAAGGACACCTGGGAGCGCTGGCTTGCGGACAACAAGCAGAACCCCATCGTGCAGAAGGGCTACATCTACGCCGCCGAGAAGCGCGAGTATGGCGACGCCGAGGCCGAGGAGCGGGGCGCGCCCGAGGACCCGAAGTCGGCCAGCTGGACCGGCCTGGGGGCGATGCTGACGGAGAACGACCCGCGGCGCCCGCGCCCCGGCGCCAACCTCCAGGGGCTGAAGAAGTTCGCGGAGGAGGCGGCCTAACAGCCGGGAAGCCGCATGGGCGTGGTCGTCACGTTCGATTACGGGACGTGGGCCGCCCAAGACCCGCAGCAGGCGGCCTACATCTCCCAGCAGCAGGCGACCGCTGCCTTCAACCTCGCGACCCTCCAGCAGGCGAACGACGGCTCGGGGCCGATCAACGACGCGGTGATCGCCCTCACCCTCCTCAACCTGGTGACCTCGCACGTCTGCGCGCTGATATACCCCGTCAGCGGCCCGACCTCGAACCCCGACCCCTCCTCGCCGCTGGTCGGCAGGATCTCGGACGCCACCGAGGGCTCGGTCAGCGTCCACGCGGAGAACGACTACCCCCCGGGCTCGGCCCAGTGGTGGCAGCAAAGCAAGTACGGCTCCTTCTGGTGGGAGGCGACGGCGCAGTTCCGCACCATGCGCTACCTCCCGAGCCGCCGCGCATCGGGCCCCTGGGGGCCATTCGGTTTCTTCCAGCCGGGGATCTACCTGCCCGGCGGGGGCCAGTTCTGAACAGGAGGGCCAGATGGCCGCAACCAAGACCACCGTCTTCTCGCCGCCGATTGGCGACGTCGTGCTCCCGATCACGGAGACCACCGTCGGGACCGGGGCCGAGGCCGCGAGCTTCGAGTCGCTGGAGGTCGGGGGCGTCCCCTTCGCTCCCGGCCGCGGGACCTTCACCCTCAATGGGGCGACGCCGGTCGCGGTGCCGGACACCGGCGCGCTCGCGACCTCGGTCTACGCGATCTCGCTCAACACCCTCGGGGGGACCCAGGGGGCGCAGCCGGTCGTGACCGGGGTCACCGCCGGGACCGGCTTCGACGTGAAGGGCACCGCGTCCGACACCTCGATCTACAACTGGGTCCGCCTCTAGCGAGATGGCGATCGGGGTCGAGATCAAGGGCGGGGACGAGCTGTCGCGCACTCTCGCGGAGATGGCGCGCGGCTTCTCCTCTGCCCGCGAGCTCCGGGTCGGCTTCCTCGAGGGGGCGACCTACCCCGATGGGACGCCGGTCGCCCTGGTGGCCGCGGCCCACAACTTCGGCGCTCCGTCTGCGGGCCTACCGCCGCGGCCGTTCTTCGACCGCATGGTCGACGAGAACCAGGCGGGCTGGCCTTCGCTCATCAGCGAGGGCCTACGCCGGTCCGGGGGAGATGCGCGGCGGGCCCTGGAGTTCGCCGGCCGGATCATGGTCGAGCAGCTCCAGGGCAGCATCCTGGCCGGGGGGTTCGCCCCGCTCAAAGAGGAGACGATCCGCCGCAAGGGCTTCGACACCCAGCTGGTCCACACCTCCCACATGCTCAACTCGGCGGACTCGGAGGTCCTCTAGTGGCGCTCCGCAACCTCCATGCGATCTCGAACCGCTACATCTCGGGCGCGGTGAACCCGAACCTCATCGGGACCTGGGAGTCGTCGGCCGGCTCCGTCCAGCTGGGCGACGCCAGTTTCACCGGCGCGATCGCCACGGACGTCCTGACGGTGAGCGCCATCGCCTCCGGGGCCCTGGCCCCGGGCTCGCTCGTCGGGGACGGGCTGGAGAACGTCGGCCCGGGGACCACCATCGTCCAGCAGCTCTCGGGCCCGACCGGCGGCCTGGGGACCTACCAGATCACCCCGGCGCCGCAGACGGTCTCGGCCGAGGCGATGAGCGCCACCGGGCCCGGGACCCGCACGCCCCAGTTCCAGTCCTTCACCGGGATCCCGATGCAGTTCCAGGCCCTCTCGGCCGGCGAGCTGGCGCAGATCCAGGGCCTGAACCTCCAGGGGACCAAGCGGGCGGTCTGGATGAACGGGCAGGCGCAGGGCGTCGTCCGGCCGGCGGTGGTCGCGGCCGGCCCCGACGGCAAGGGGGGCGATCTCCTCCTCGCGCCGACCGGCCTCACCGGGGAGACGAACGACACCTGGCTGGTGGTGGGGGTGCTCGAAGGCTGGGACGCGGCGGGCTGGTGCCACGTCGCGGTGGTGCTCCAGATGGCGACGCAGGACCAATGAGCGACACCCCCCTCCCCCCGCCTGGCACGCCCGGCCGCATCTGCGACACGTGCGACGGCGCCGGCAAGGTCCCTGCGGCCCAGTGGCCCTCAGGCTACGACCTCTGCCCCAGGTGCGAGGGGCGGCGGCTCGTGGCCTTCGGGGCGCGGCGACTCGAGGAGGTCAGCTGATGCCCGTCCCCTCGGGCCCCCTCCCCACCCGCGAGGTCACGTGCTCGCTCCTGCGGGGCTTCCTCCTCTCGATCCTGCCGAACGGGGTCGAGGTCATCATCGCGCAGGCGAACCGCGTCCCCGAGCCCACCGGGCCCGACTATGTGCTGGTGACGTGGATCGGCCTCCGGCGCCTCGCGACCACCGTCGACACCTGGGACATGGCCCCCGCCCCCGCGCCGGCGCCGACGCAGATGGCGCACGGCCAGAGCGTCGCGGCCGACATCCAGTTGGATGTCTTCGGGGCCCAGTCGACCGACAACGTGAACCTCATCACCACCCTGCTGCGGTCGACCTACGGCTACGACTTCTTCGCCCCGGGGGACTCCGGCATCGCGCCCCTGACGTGCGACGACGGGTTCCAGATGGGCTTCACCAACGACCAGCAGCAGTGGGAAGACCGCTGGGTCCTGAAGCCCTCCTTCGAGCTCTCGGTCCAGGTGGCGACGACTCAACAATTCGCGGATACGGTGGCGCTCACCCTGAAGGCGCCAGCGGATGCGCTGACCCCGTAGGAGCTGACCATGCCCGCGCAAGGTATCCCCGCCTCTCAAGTCGCCAACGTGATCCCTGGCGTGCTCGCCGCCGGCGGGACCGGCCTCGACATGCTGGGGCTCTGCCTCACCACCTCGACGCGGCCGCCGATCGGCGCCGTGCTCTCCTTCCCGGATGCGCAGGCGGTCGGGAACTACTTCGGCCTCTCGTCGGACGAGTACGCCAAGGCCCAGGTCTACTTCCTCGGCTTCCAGGGGTCTCCGATCCAGGGGATCACCCCCGGGGCGATGCTGTTCTCCCAGTACCCCTGGGCGGCGGCAGTCCCCCCCTACGTGCGGGGCGGCGACATCGCGGCCGAGCTGACCCTCGCCCAGCTGCAGGCGATCGCGCCCGGCGACCTCACGGTGGTCATCAACGGGGTGTCGTGGACCTCCTCGTCGATCAACCTCGCGAGCGCGACCTCGTTCTCGAACGCCGCCTCCATCATCCAGACCGCCCTCGCGGCCAACGACTCCGCCTTCACCGGCGTCCTGGCGCCCGAGACCGGCAGCTTCACCGGCACCATCGCGGACGACGTGATGGACATCACCGCGGTCTCCTCGGGGGTCGTGGTCGTGGGGGGGGCGATCACCGGGACCGGGGTCGCGGCCAACACCGTCGTCCTGAACCAGATCACCGGGACGCCGGGCGGGGTCGGGACCTACACCGTCTCGCCGGGCAAGCAGTCGGTCTCCTCGGAGACCCTCTCGGAGACCTACGCCGAGCTCACCGCCTCCAGCGTGACCGGCGTCATCGAGCCCGGTCAGGCGCTCGCGGGCGCGGGCCTGGCGGCCGGCTCCGTCATCACGGCCCCGATCTCGGGGACCGGGGGCGCGGGGACCTACGTCGTCTCCCCGACCCAAACCGTCGCCTCGGAGGCGATGACGGCGGGCGCCGCGGTGGTGACCTTCGACTCCGTCTCCGGCGCCTTTATCATCACCGGGGGGACGCCCGGCACCCCGGGGACCATCAACTTCCCCACCGGGGCGATCGCCACCTCGCTGCTCCTCACTGCCGCCACCGGGGCGGTCGACTCCCAGGGGGCCCCGTTGGCTTCGCCGGGCAGCTACATGGCCGCCCTCTGGAACACCTTCCAGAACTTCGTCGACTTCTTCACCCTGTTCGAGCCCGATCAGGCCGACGCGCTCTCGTTCGCCCAGTGGACCAACAGTCTCGCGACCGAGATCATGTACATCCCCTGGGACCCCTCGGCCGCGAACGTCAACGCGGACCCCGCGACCATCCTCGGGGCCATCCAGTCGGCCGGCTACTCGGGCTCGGCGCTGTTCTACACCCCGATCAACGACGCCCTGGACGCCGCGATGCTCTCCGGGATGGTGGCCTCGATCGACTTCACCCAGGCGAACGGGCGCACCGATCTGGCGTTCCGCTCCCAGTCCGGCATCCCGGCCGAGGTGACCAACGGGACCCAGGCGGCCCAGCTGAAGGCCAACAACATCAACTTCTACGGCACCTATTCTACGCCGTCGGAGAACTTCACCTGGATTTACCCCGGCGTTGTTACGGGCCCCTTCCTGTTCATCGACAGCTACGTGAACGCGATCTGGCTGAAGAACATCCTCCAGCTGGCGATCCTCCAGCTCTACGCCTCGGTCCGCTCGATCCCCTTCAACGCGGCCGGCTATGCGCTGATCCAAGAGGCGCTCGGGGGCGGGCCCGCGACCAACACCTCGAACGCGGGCCCGATCCAGCAGGCCCTCACCTTCGGGGCGATCCGCGCGGGCGTCACCCTCTCGGCCTCCGAGGCCGCGGCCCTCCCCTCGCCGGCGGCCGCCACCGCGCTGCAGAACCAGGGGTGGTTCCTCCAGATCGTGCCCGCGACCCCGCAGGTCCGGCAGGCCCGGGGGCCGCTCGTCATCAACTTCTGGTACACCGACGGCCAGTCGGTGCAGCAGATCGAACTCAACAGCACCGCGGTCCTGTAGGCCGGGCGCTAAGGGAGGGACCGGATGGTCGCGCGCAACATCACGGCGGCGAACGCCGCGATCTTCATCACGGCGCCGGACGTCTTCGCGGCGCCGTTCCAGCTCCAGGGCTTCTCGGCCGACAACATCTACGACACCGACGCGATCGAGCCGGTCGAGACCCTGATGGGGGTCGATGGTATCCTGTCGGGCGGCTACACCCCGAAGCCGATCGACCAGGTGTTCATGGTCCAGGCGGACTCGAGCACCATCGACTTCTTCGAGGCGGTGCAGTCGTGGCAGCAGACGAACCTTGGGGTGGAGGTGCTCTCGGGCACCACCCTGCTCCTGGGCCCGCAGAAGCTCTACTCGATGCCGAAGGGCTTCCTCACCGCCTACCAGCCCCTCCCCCCGGCCCACAAGATCCTGCAGCCGCGGCGCTTCACCATCCGGTGGCAGGGGGTCTTCCCCGCGCCGGCGCCGGTCCTGGCGTAGCCCGATGGCCCTCCTCGAGGGCGGGCCCGACCGGGGCGGGTTCCACTTCTGGTGCCCGGGCTGCAAGGAGGAGCACTGGGTCCGGGTCAAGAGCGAGCGGTGGGTCGAGGGCACGCGCCCGATCTGGAGCTGGAACGAGAGCCTCACGGCCCCGACCTTCAGCCCCTCGGTCCTCCACTTCTACACCCGGCCGGCCGACCCCGAGGCGACCCCGCCCCAGCCGGAGCGGCGCGTCACCCTCTGCCACTACTTCATCACCGAGGGGGTGATCCGCTACTGCGGGGACTGCCCCCATGGGCTCTCCGGCCGGAACATCAAGATGGTGGACCTCGAGGCGGGGCGGAGCGGCCAGTACGAGGTGATCGACGCCGGCCCGCCCCCGCTGCCGCCGGCGGCCGCCGCAGCCATCCAGCAGGCCCGCCAGGCGGCCCGCCAGGGGCCGCACGCCGCCCCGGTGGGACGTCAGCCCACCCAACCCCCGCCCCCGCCGCCAGCGCAGCCCCAGGGCCGCGTGTGGCCCGCCCCGAGGCCCCCGCAAAACTTCACGACGATTGCGCGCTTCACCCACCCCCCGGGCCCGCAGCGCCGCTGACTTGACCGCGGGCGCGGCGCGGTCGACCAAGGGCGTCCCAGCTGGTCAGGGAGGGCGCCGTGGCGCGACACGAGAAGATCATCACCATCGAGGACCCGAACTCGCGGGACCACCGCAAGCGCTACCTCATCCGCGAGATGCCGGCCGACCGGGGGGAGAAGTGGGCCATGCGGGTGCTCAACGGCGCCCTGAAGTCCGGCGCCTCGCTGGACGACTTCGACCCCCTGGGGGGGATGGCGGCCCTCGCGGGCTTCACCTCGGGCCTGGGGATCGTGGCCGCGATGTCGATCGCCAAGATGGACTGGGAGCTGGCCGAGCCCCTCCTCGACGAGATGATGGAGTGCGTCGTCCCCCAGTCGCCCGACGGAACGGTGACCCGCGACCGCCTCATCGCGGAGGACACCGAGGAGATCGCCACCCGCCTGCTCCTCCGGGCGGAGGTGGCCTCGCTGCACCTGGGTTTTTCGCTGGTCGAGAAGTTCCAGACGTGGATGCGGACCCTCCTGACCCGGATCTCCTCGACTACCCCAACATCCCCCGCGCCCTCGGGATCGTCGTCAGCCGAGGGCGGGCCAGCTGGGCTGAGCTGAGCACGGTCCTGGGGACCCACGACCTCTACGATCTCCTCGAGCTGATCGTCGTCGATGACCACAACCACAAGGTCTTGAAGGCGAAGGCCGACAAGGGGGAAACCTAGCCACATGCCGACGGTCATCGATTCGCTGCTCGTCCTGCTGAAGCTCGACCCCTCGGAGTTCACCGACGGGCAGAAGGAGGCCGCCGCCTCGCTCGGCAAGTTCACCGACCAGGCGGGGGCGGCGTTCGAGAAGCTGAACGCGCGGCAAAAGCGCGCGGCCGACGACGAGGACCGCCGGGGGAAGGACCGGCTCAAGCAGAACAAGGAGACCGCCGACTCCTACAAGAAGATCACCGAGGGGGTGCTCGGCTGGGCCACCGCGCTGATCTCCGCGGGGGCCATCGTCGACTTCGCGAAGAACACCGCGCAGATGGACGCGGGCCTCGGGCGGTTCGCGGAGCGGCTCGACCTCAACAAGGACCAGCTGGCCCTCTGGGTCGGGATGCTGAACAACGTGACCGGCTCCACCCAGGCGTCGGCCAAGTCGGTCCAGCAGTCGGCCGACGCGCTCAACCAGGTCCGCTTCAGCTACATGATCGGGGACACCTCGAAGACCGGGGTGGTGCAGGCCCTCGGGCTCTCGATGGCGGACCTGCAGGACCCCCTCGCGGCGCTCGACAAGATCCACAAGCACATCGTCGCGATGCACATGAGCTCGCGGACCGCGACGCCCTTGCTCCGCCAGCTCGGGATCGACGACGCCACCATCTCGGTGCTGGAGCGGGGCTCGAAAGAGTACGACGACTGGATGGACTCCGCGAAGCGGTCGGTCCCGGCGACCAAGGACCAGATGCAGGCCGCCGAGGATAACCAGCGGGCCATGGGGGAGCTCGATGGGGCCCTCACCCGCCTGGCGAACGACATCGAGGGGTCGGTCCTCCCAGCGCTCACCCACCTGACCCAGGGGGCCGCGAACGCGGCCGAGCAGTCGCAGGGGAGCTTCCAGCGGATCGAGGACGACATCGGGGGGATGCTGGGCGCCTTCGCCAAGCTGGGGCAGTCGACCTCTGGCGACGGCTCCCTCAACATCTTCGGCCGCGGGGCGATCGCGATCTTCGGCACCGTCCACATGGGGCTGATGTACCTCGGGGCGGCGATCGAGCAGCTCATCAACGGCCTGGGGGGACTGGCCCGCATCGCGGCCGCCGCGGCCTCCGGGGACTGGAAGGGGGTCGCGAGCGCGTGGCAGGGCGTCCTCGACAGCTTCCATGCGACCAACGTCGACGTGCAGGCGAAGGTCGGGGACTACTGGCACCGCCTCGTGGGGGTCGTGACCACCGGGCGGATGCCGGGCCAGGGGCCGGCGCCCGCCGCGGCGCCAGCTGGAGGCGGGGGCGGCGGCGCTGCGCCGGCCGGTGGTGGCTCGCGCGCGCCGGCCGGCTCGCTCGCGGCCCAGGCGGAGGCCGCCGCCCTCGCGGCCGGGGTCAGCCCGACGGTGGCCCATGGGATCGCGGCCGCCGTCAGCGCCGAGGGGGCCAAGAGCGCGACCCAGCGGGATGAGTACGACTCGCGCGGCCGCTACGCCTACGGGCTATTCCAGTTCCGCGGGGCCGAGCAAAAGGCCCTGTTCGCCAAATATGGCCAGAACGCCAACCTGGCGCAGCAGATCGAGTTCTTCCTTAGCCGCAGCGGCGCCGCCCACTGGGGGGGCTCCGCGCAGGACATCGCCTATCGGACCATCTCCGACTACCTGCGGCCCGGCCGGGGGGCGCAGGGGGACCGCAACCGTGCGGACGCCTTCCTCGGGACCCGGAGCCGGCGGGTCGAGCTGGCGGGCGCGGGCGGCGAGGGCGGGGTGACGATCGGCTCCATCGGGACCCTGCAGGTCGTCACCCAGGCGAAGGACGCCCGCGGGATGGCGCGCGACCTCGCGCCCGAGCTGGTGGCCCAGACCTCGCGGGGGCTCTCCTGATGCTGTTCCCCTTCGTCCCCTTCGCGCCCGGGGTCCCGCCGGTGAACCGCAACGCCTTCAACTCCAACATCCCCCCGGTCCCGCCGGCGACGTCGGACAGCGCCTCGGTGATCTCGGGCGCGGCGACGCAGAACCAATGGGGGGTCTTCGATCAATCGGGCGCCTCGGTGCTGGATCCCGACAGCGTGTTCGCGCTCGACGACTTCAACCACGAGTTCGTCCTCTCGACCTTCCCCATCGAGGAGGGGAGCTTCTCGACCTACAACAAGGTCGCGAAGCCGTTCGAGGCCCGGCTGGTCTTCAACAAGGGGGGGAGTCTGGCCGACCGGTCGACCTTCATGGACACCCTCGAGTCGGTCGTGCAGGACACCAACCTCTACGTCCTCTCGACGCCCGAGCGGGCCTACCAGCCGGTCAACATCCCGCGCTACCGGCTGCGGCGCCGCGCCGAGGCGGGCTTCCAGCTGATCTCGGTCGAGGTCACGGTGCAGGAAATCCGGGTCGCGACCTCGCCCGCCTTCTCCAACACCCAGGACCCGACCGCCCAGACCTCCAACACCACCGGGGCGGTCCAGCCCGCGGCCCCGACCGGCGCCCAGGTGGCGCAGGCGCAAGGCGCGATCTCCCCCGAGGGGGTCGGGACCCTCACCATCGGCCCGCCGGCGCCGTGAGGACCCCATGCTGATCGTCCCCCTCCAGGCGAAGCCGAGCCAGAGCCTCAACATCTCGCTCAACGGGCAGGCCTGCACCCTCAATGTCTACGCGGCCGGCTTCGATCAGTCGGTCTACGTCGACCTCTATGTGAGCGGGAGCCTGATCGAGGGGGGGATGTACGGCCTCATCGGGGTGCGGATGGTCCGCGACTCCTACCTCGGGTTCCTTGGGGACATCGTGTTCAACGACACCCAGCCTGACCCTGTGCTGGGGCCGCAGAACCCCCGCTTCCAGGGGCTCGCGTCGCGCTGGCAGCTCCTCTACCTGTTCCCCGGCGAGCTGACCGGCGACGTCTGATGGCCTTCACCAAGCGGCAGATCGACGTCACCTTTCGGCTCGGCGGGGGGAACACCTTCCAGACCCAGGCGGGCGGCCAGAACACCGCCAAGGGGGGCGGGCTCGAAATCCACGCCACCATCTCGAAGGCCGGCTCCATCGGGATGCCGACCCTGCAGTGCCGGATCCTTGGCCTGACGCCCGACATCGTGGCGGCGGTCTCGACGCTCGGGACCGTCTATGGGGCGATCTTCAACAACCAGATCACCCTCGAGGCGGGCGATGAGAACGGCAAGGCGGTGGTCTTCCTCGGGATCATCGACACCGCCTGGGGGGACTACGCGGACCCCGCCAACCCCGCGCTGGAGGTCCGGGCCCACACCGGCCTGCTGGAGGCCTCGCGGCCCCTGGCCCCGACCAGCTTCTCGGGCCCAACCGACGTCGCGACCGTCATCTCCTCGATCGCCAAGCAGATGAACTGGGCCTTCGAGAACGCCGGGGTCTCGGTGATCCTCCGCAGCGCGGGCGGCGGCGGGCCCTACTACTGCGGGACCGGGCGGGAGCAAATCCTCACCGCGGCGCGCGACGCCGACATCAACGTCTGGATGGACTCCGACCCCAACGGCGCCCAAACGGTCGCCATTTGGCCGAAGGGCCAGACCCGCGAGTCCTCGGTCCCCCTGATCTCGAAGGAGACCGGGATGGTGAACTACCCGGTGTGGGAGCAGAACGCCCTCCGGGTCGAGTGCGAGTACAACCCCTCGGTCGCCACCCCTGGGATCGGGCCGGGGGGCGTGATCGTGGGGGGGAAGATCCAGGTCCAGTCGATCGTCCCCAACGCCTCGGGGGTCTGGCAGGTCTTCTCGGTCGAGCACCAGCTGTCGTCGAACGCCGCCGACGGGCCGTGGTTCACCACCGCCCGCTGCATCAACACCAAGTGGCCGAACCCCGGCGACATCGTGGGGCTCCCCCAGTGAGCGATACCTACCTCGGGACCCGGATCCCCGGCGACACCGGCGACCTCCTGACGGCGATCCACTTCATCGCCCGCCAGGTGCAGGAGCAGGGCTGGACCGCCACCATCGTCCAGGTGCTGGCGGTCTATGGGGGCGGGCTCAACCCGCCGGGCACGGTCGACGTCCAGCCCATGGTCGCGATGCTGAACGGGCTCAACCAGCCCACCCCTCACTCGACGGTGCGGAAGCTCCCCTTCGGGCGCATCCAGTTCGGGGAGTCGGCGATCGTCTGCGACCCCAAGGTGGGGGACGTCGGGCTGGCGGTCTTCGCCTCGCACGACATCTCGGCCGCGGTGGCGAGCGGCCAGCCCTCGAACCCGGGCTCGCGCCGCCGCTTCTCGCCCAACGACGGGATCTACGTCATCTCGCTGATCGGCAAGCAGCCGACCACCTTCGTCCAGTTCCTCCCCGACGGGGAGATTCAGATCACCGTCCCCTCGGGCAAGCCGCTGAACCTGCAGGCCGACACCGTGGCGATCACCGGCAACCTGACCGTCTCGGGCTCCATCGTGGCCGATGACGACGTGACCGCTGGCGGCAGCGGTGGCGTCTCGCTAGAGACTCATGTCCACTCCGGCGTGCAATCCGGGTCCTCGGACACCGGGCCGCCGACTTGATCGGGGGGAGCGATGGCTCAATGGACCTTCAGCCGCCAGGGGGGCGCGACCCTCCAGCTGCTCGGCGGCACGATGCGGATGGAGCGACTCGAGGAGGGGGGGCTGCTCGCCACCTGGACCTCGGCCGAGCTGCGGGATGTCATCGTGACCACCCGGATGCCCCACGTCCCGCGGTTCTCGTTCCCGACCTCGCTCGGTGAGGACCTGGCGCTCGACGCCGGCACCCTGCAGGTGATGCTCCAGGCGAAGTGGCTCGGCGCCGTGGCGAGCTGGCGCAACGCCCCCGAGATCCACGCCTTCGAGCGCCTGCTGCACGGCAGCGAGGAGGTCTCGGGCACCGCCAGCTGGATCGCCGTGGTGGGGCTGCGGGACCACCTCCGCAAGGTCTACCCGGGCTATCTGGAGCGCTACGCGATGGAGCCCCATCCGCCCCTCTACGTCGCTGACAGCGACCCCCTGTAGGAGCGCCCGATGCCCGCCTCGCTGACCTACGACAACATGATGAACTTCCTCGCGGGGAACTCGCCCGCGATCGACTTCATCACCGGCTTTTTCAAGCTGATGCTGGTGAACGGCTACACCCCGTCCCAGTCGAGCGACGCCAACCGCTCCAACGTCTCGAACGAGACCACCGGGACCGGCTACACCGCCGGCGGGCAGTCCGCGACCCTCACGGTCTCGCTCAACACCTCGACCCACCAGCTCAGCGTCTCGATGTCGAACGTCGTGTGGGCGGGGACCAACAGCTTCTCGGCGACCGGCGGGGTCCTCTACCAGAGCTACGGCGGCGCCTCCTCGGGGGACCCGCTGGTCTGCTACATCGACTTCGCCGGCACGGTGACCTGCCTCAACGGGACCTTCACCGCTGAAGCCACGGCGCCGCTGATCTTCGCGAACTAAGGGGGCCCCGATGGCCCTCGCGGTCGTCCAAGCCGCAGCCACCGCCGCGAACGCGGCCTCGACGCAGCCCAAGACCAACTGGGGGGCGGCGCCGACGAACGGCAATCTGCTGATCGCGGCCGGCTACCTGCGGAACGGCACCACCCCGACCGGGGTCAACGGGTGGAAGGTCTTCTCGACCACCGCGACCTCCAACTGGAACCTGGTGGTCTACTACAAGTACGCCGCCTCGGCCCCGCAGGTCGAAGGCGTCGACGCCGGCACCACCTATGCCGAGTGGGGCCTCTCCTTTTGGGAGATCAGCGGGGTCTCGGGCACCCTCTGGAAGGACCTCCAGAAGGTCAGCTTCGGCGGGCAAAACGGCTCCTCGAGCTCGCTCGCGGCCGGGAATGACGTAACCACCGGGGTCTCGACCCTCGTCCTCTCGATGTTCGCCGGCCAGTTCGGCGCCAACACCACCACCACCAACTGGACCGCCAACACCGGCTGGACCCATGACGCCGATTTCGTCGCCTCGGTGGGGGACGGGTTCGGGGTCTTCAACTGGGCCTCGGGCGGCCACCGGGCGGTCACCGCCGGCTCGACGGTCTCCTCCACCATCACGACCTCCGCGAACGCCACCGCGTGGATGAGCCTCTACGTCGAGCTCGGGTTCAACAACGGGCCCGCGATCGACACCGCCTCGGTGGTCTCCGCGGTCACCACGCCGGGCGTCAATACGGCGATCACCACCCAGGCCTCCCCGACCTTCACCGAGGCCACGGTCCCCTGCGTCATCGTGGCGATCGTCAACGCGGGCTGCTTCGAGAACGCCTCGCCCCCGACCCCGCCCTTCACCACCGGGGTCTCGGGCCTGGGGCTGACGTGGAACCTCCGGGGGCGGAAGACCTACAACGCGGGCTCGCAGACCCAGCAGGAGATGACCGTCTGGTGGGCCGAGGCCACCTCGGCGGTCTCCGGCGTCGTCACGGCGGCGATCTCCGGCCTCTCGGGCTCCAACAACTTCTTCGCGGTCTCGGGAATCCAGGTCTTCGCCGTGCTCGGCCTGGCGAACCCCTCCTCGCCCTGGGACTCGAACGCCGCCCTGCCGGACTTCGGCCTGCCGAACGGCTCCCTCACCACCTCCAGCGACCCCGACCTGGTGATCTCCTCGATGGTCACCACGGTCGCGAACAACCAGACCCTCCCGACGGCCGTCGGGCTCGCCTTCACCCCGTTCGCCTTCTCGCAGCACTCCAACGGCGGCGGGGCGGTGATCCAAAACTGCGGGACCAGCTGGGCCTACGCCACCACCACCGAGAGCGCGCTCGCGATCACCGGGACCGGGGGCTCCGGCCAGACGATCGCCTACGTGGACGCCTTCGGGCCCGGGGCCCCCTCGGTGGTCAATGGGGTCGGCCAGGGGACCATGGGGGGGCCGATCAGCCTCACCGCGATGACGGGCGCCGCCATCGGGGACAAGTCGGTCCTCGGGTCCGGCACCATGGGGGGCCCGATCACCATCCCGCCGATGACCGGCATCGCGGTGGTGGTGAACCCCCCCCCACCCCCGCCCCCGCCGGCGCCGCTTCCCCCCTTCCCCTTCGGGCTCGCCCAAACCCTGCTGCTCGACCAGCTGACCTGGGACGTGACCGTCGACATCGACGGCAACATCGCGATCGCCTCGCTCCCCTACTCGGCCGTGCAGGACGCCTGCTCGGCGATCCGCTGCTTCCTCGGGGAGCTGTGGTACGACACCTCCCAGGGGATCCCCTACCTGACGGCGGTCTTCGGCCAGCAGCCCTCCCTCTCCTTCCTGAAGGCCGCCTTCGCGAACGCGGCCCTCACGGTCCCGGCGGTCGCCTCGGCGCAGGCCTTCATCACCGGATTGGCGAATCGCACCCTAACGGGTCAGGTTCAGCTCACGCTTGTCGACGGCTCGACCGCGGTCGTCGGCTTCGTCACTGACCCGACGCAGCCCCGCGCCTTCATCGTCGGGCACTCGCAGCTCTCGGGGGGAGACGTGACCGGATGAGCACCAACGGCGCCTGGGTCAATGGGACCTTCTACGACGGGATCGACCTCACCGCGGCCGACCTCAACGCGAACAATCAGTGGCTCCTCGCGCAGGCGAACGCCACCATCCTGCCGAACCAGGCGAACACCTGGCTCGCGCGCCAGACCTTCAACGTGGGGATCGTGTTCGCGCCCGTCACGTTCGCCACCCTGCCGGGCTCCCCGACCGACGGCCTCAGGGCCTACATCACCGACTCGACCGTCAACACCTTCGGGGCCGCGGTGACCGTGGGGGGCGGGTCTGACCACGTGCCCCTCTGGTACGACGGCTCCGTGCCCGGCTGGAAGGTCGGCTGATGGCCTTCACCACCAACGTCCCCTTCCCCCAGTTCACGGCCAACGGGTTCGTCATCCCGACCCAGGAGGCGATCCTCCAGGGGGTGATCGCGGACATGCAGGTTGCCTTCGGGGGCAACCTCAACTTCACCACCCAGTCGGGCTCGCAGGTCAACCCGACCCCCCAGGCCCAGTGGGCCCAGTCGCTTGCGGCGATGATCTACGACTGCTTCGCCCAGGAGGTCGCGCTGTTCAACGGCGTCGACCCCGCGTTCGCGACCGGCCGGATGCAGGATGCGATCGCACGCATCTACTTCCTGACCCGCAAGCCCTCCCTCCCCACGGTGGTCCAGTGCACCCTCACCGGGGCGGAGAACGTCCCGATCCCCCTCGGGGCGCTGGCGCGCGATCAGGCCGGCAACACGTACTACTGCGCCCAGGCGGGGACCATCGGGGCCGGGGGGACCGTGAGCCTCCCCTTCAACAACCAGACCAACGGGCCGATCCAGTGCCCGGCCGGCACCCTGACGATCATCTACCAGGCGATCCCCGGCTGGGATGAGATCACCAACCCCGGGGACGGGGTGCTGGGGCAGTACGCCGAGACGCCGGCGCAGTTCGAGCAGCGGCGCGAGTCGGCGGTCCAGGCCAACTCCATCGGGCAGATCGGCTCCATCGTGGGGGCGATCTCCGAGGTCGAGGGGGTGCTCGACTACTACGGGATCGACAACCCCACCGGGTCGACCGTCGTCTCCCTGGGGGTCTCCCTCCCGGCCTACTCGATGTACTTCGCGGTCGTGGGGGGGGCCTCGGCGGCGATCGCGGAGGCGATCCTCACCAAGCGGGGCCCGGGGACCCCGATGGTCGGGAACACCACTGTAACCGCCTACGACAACAACCCCCTCTACGTGAGCCCGATCCCCTACTCGATCACCTTCGAGATCCCCCCCGCGCTACCGATCAGCTTCGCGGTCACGCTGAAGAACAACGCCGGGGTCCCGTCGAACTACTTGGGCCTGATCCAGAACGCCATCATCAATGCCTTTGCGGGGGAGTTCACCGGCACCCCGCGGGCCCGCATCGCCTCGCTGATCTTCGCGAGCTCCTACTACGCCCCGATCGCCGCGGTGGGGGGCTGGGCGGAGATCGTCTCGGTCCTGATCGGGAGCCCGAACGACGACGACGCCTCGTTCACCGCCTCGATCGCCGCCGGGGTGATGACGGTCTCCGCCGTGGCGAGCGGGACCCTGGCGGTCGGGCAGACCGTCTACGGGGCCAACGTCCTCCCGGGGACCACCATCTCGAGCTTCGGGTCGGGCTCGGGCGGGACCGGGACCTACAACCTCTCGACCTCGCAGACCGTCACCTCGGAGAGCATGGTGAGCTTCGCGGTCGACGAGAACTCGGAGCAGGTCCAGGCCAACCAGGTCCCGACGATCGACGCCAACAACATCACCGTCACCCTGGTCTGACGTGCAGAACTACCAGGCCACCATCATCAGCCAATACGCGGCGGCGCCGATCGTCACCACGCTGATCGACGCGATGGACACCTGGGTCGACCCCTCGGTCAACATCGAGGCCTGGTACGATCAGGTCTGGAACATCCTGACCGCGGTGGGGTACGGGCTCGACGTGTGGGGGCGGATCCTCGGCTTCGGCCGGGTGGTCAACATCCCCGGGTCGCAGAAGTTCTTCGGCTTCGAGGAGGCCCAGCCGTCGAGCGACCAGGACACCTGGGGCTTCGCCCCCTTCTTCGGCGGCGCGGGGACGACGCAGAACTACTCGCTGCCCGACGACCTCTACCGCCTCGCCCTCCTCGCCAAGGCGGCGACCAACATCTGGAATGGGTCCATCCTGGGAATCAACGCCATCCTGCTGGCGCTCTTTCCCTTCCGCGGGGCCTGCTACGTGACCGACGGCCAGAACATGACCATGACCTACACCTTCACCTTCGCGCTCTCGCCGCCGGAGTTTGCGATCGTGTCGACCCCCGGCCTGCTGCCGCGCCCGACCGGCGTCGCGGCGACCGTGGTCGTGCCATAGGGGGGCGCGATGCAGCTCAGCCAGATCCCGGTCAAATTCTCGCTCATCTGGGGCGAGGCCGCCGCCGCGGGGACGATCCGCACCGTCCCCCTCGCGCCCTCCGGGCAGGCGGGCGCCGCCAGCTGGGAGACCGGCTTCCCGTCGCTCAACTTCGTCCAGGTGGCCTCGGGCGGGGTCCCGCCCTTCGGGCAGGACTTCAACGGGATCCTCGCGATCATCACCGCCTGGGGCCAGTGGGCGCAGGCGGGGGGGGCCCAGCCCTTCGATCCCACCTTCGCGACGGCGATCGGCGGCTATCCGAAGTCCTGCATCCTGCCGGCGGCCTCGCAGGCCGGCGTCTGGTACAACCTCGCGGACAACAACACCGCGAACCCCGACTCCGGCGGGGCCAACTGGGCCCTCATCGGGCCCGCCATGGCGGTCGGGGGCGACCTGACGGGCACCATCGCGAACGCGATCATCCGCAACGGGGTGGTCGTCGCCGCCATGGTGGCGGCCAACACCCTCACCGGGGCGCAGATCGTCCAGGCGCCGGCGGCCGGGTTCTTCGGCGCCCTGGGGGCCGGCAACGGGGGCTGGCTCTCGATCGCGCAGTCGCTCGGCATCCTCGGGGTGGGGCCGATCACCGGCAACGTGGCCGCGACCGGCCACATCATCATCCCGGTCGCGAGCGAGCCGACCCTTCTGGTCAACTGGGGCTTCACCAAGCCCCAGGGGCCCGCCACCTTCGACAAGGCCTTTTCGTCCCAACCCTATGTCGTCGTCACCGGCGTCGACTTCACCGTGCCGGCCACCTATGAGGACCTCACCACGACCGGCATGAACCTGTTCGCGGGTTCGGGCGCGGGCGTGGGCTGGATCGTCCTGGGGCCCAACTGATGAGCGCAGCCAACTTCCCCGCCGAGCTCTCCGACGAGCTGGTCTTCGAGGGGAACTTCGTCGACGACCCCCAGGACCCCGGCGGGGCGACCGACCATGGGATCACGCTCGCGACCCTCTCCCACTTCCTCGGCCGGCAGGCGACCGTCGAGGAGCTGAAGACCATGGGGCCCGCGACCGAGCGCGCGATCTACCGCTCGATGTTCTGGAACGTCATCCAGGGGGACCAGCTGCCCTCGGGGGTCGACCTGGTGGTCTTCGACATGGCGGTCAACGGCGGGCCCAAGGAGGCCGGGGAGATGCTCCAGCGGTGCGTCGGCGCCGAGGTGGACGGCCAGATCGGGCCCAAGACCCTCGCGGCGCTCGCCGGCGTCTCGGCCCGCGCGCTGATCTCGGACTATTCCGAGGACCGCGACGCCTACTACCGCGGGCTTCGGAACTTCCCCCGCTTCGGGGACGGGTGGTTGAACCGCGTCGCCAAGTGCGAGGCCGAGGCGCTGGCGCTGGCGCCCGCCTGACCGAATCGCCTCATGGATACCCTCCGGTCACCAGGGGGTCACCAGGGGGTCACCAGATGGAAGCTCGGCTCGTGCTCCAGTCGGATGAACTGGAGGAGGCCCAGCAGCTGTTCCGCGAGTGGCGGGGCCGCGGGGGCGAGCTGCCCGAATCACTCCGGCGCGAGCTGGCGGAGCTCGAGGCGGCGCCCGACCTGGTGGCGGAGGTCCGGCGGCTCGGAGGCTTCGTCTGCGAGGTGGTGCTGACGCCTCGAGTCCGCGCGCTGGTTGGAAATCTTCGCGCTCGCGGTCGCGCTCCGGGTATCCTGGGTTGAAGCGCGATGGGGCGACTCAGGGGCTACCTGCGATGGGTCTGTACGGACTTGCCTTTTGGGGTCTCCTCGGCGCATTCGTCTACGGCGCGCCGCGGCTGATCGTCGCTTTGAGCGAGGCCAACGGCCGCCGGTGGGCCGCCTGGGCCGAGTTCGTGGTAGCGCTAGTTATCGGCCTCATTGGGGCCATGGCGTTCGTCGATCTTGTCGCCGGGTGGCTTGGGTGGCGAGGAGACTCGGATGAACGGGCGCTGGCGGTTGTGATCGGTCTGATCGCGAACCCGGCATCGCCCACGGTCGTTAAGGTGGCGACCGACCAGCTCGTGCGTCGGTTGGACCCCTCGGGCGGCGGCCCGAACTCCGGTAAGGCATAGGAGCGACCCCCATGTGGACCTTTTCCCTGCCGATGACGCTCAACCTGCTCACCGGGCTCTCGCTTGCGCTCGCGGGCTTCGCCCTCGGGCTGCGGCAGATCCTGCTCAGCCCGAAGCTCTCGACCTTCCCCTGCGCCCCGCGGGAGGTCCGCTGGGTGATGTTCATCGCCGCGGTGGCGATCGCCGGCCTGGCGGTGAAGTTCCTCGGGGAGGACGGGCACTCCTCGCAGCCCTGGGCCGGGCAGGCGGCCGCCGCCATCGCGGTGCTCGCGGGCGTGGTCGCGCTCTACAACTGGGTCCTCCTCATCAACGTCCTGGCCCAGCGGCTCCCGCCGGGCATCTGGCCGCGCCTGAACCGCATCGAGGCGAACGCGCGCCGGCCCCACGCGGCGCGGTAGAAAGTCTACGGCGAACGGTGCTATGAGGGCCCCTGTCTGATCCGGGGGGCAAGGACGCTCCTCGCTTAGCAGGAGCACCCCATGGCCCTCACCCAAGCCTCCCTCGCGACCGAGTTCAAGGACGGGCTCGCGGCCCTCGTTGCGAAGGCCAAGGCCTTCTTCGAGGCGCACCCCGACCTCGAGTCGGACGCCGCCACCGATCTGAAGGATGCGGTCGACACCGCCGCCCCGCTGGCCGAGAAGGCCGTCGAGGAGGTCGCCCCGCCCACCCTGGCGGAGACCTTCGACGCGGCGATCGCCAACGAGCAGACGCAGGCCGACGCGGCCTCGGCCAAGATCCAGGCCGACGCCCAGGCCCGCATCCAGGCGCTGCAGCAAGCCAAGGCGAACGCCCAAGCGGCCGCCGCGGCCGCCGCGCAGGCGGATCAAGGCCAGACGGCCGCCGCCTAACCCCACCCTCCCCTGGGGGGCCTCGCGCCCCCCGCCCTTTTCATCAAAGGCTGGTCCAGATGAACAGACGCTCTCTCCTCGCCGCCGCGGCCGTCCTCGCGCCGATCGGCATCTTCGCGGTCACCGGCTGCGCCACCACCGGCGGGGGGACCACCTCCCCCAGCTTCGGCACGATCCAGGGCTACGTGGCGGCCGCCGCCGCGACCTTCGACAAGCTGGTCCCAGTGGTCGCCGCCCTCTCGCCGGCGTCAGCCGCCCAGCTGCAGGCGATCCAGAAGGAGGCCGACGCCGCGGCCGCCGCGTTCGCCGGCCTCACGGCGCCCACCAGCGCCAGCGGGACCGCCCAGCAGGTCCTCAACCTGATCTCCGACGGCCTGACGGTCGTCTCCGCCGTCCCCGGCCTTCCCCCGCAGTACGCCGCCGCGATCGCCGCGGCCCAGGTGCTCCTTGTGGCGGTCGGGACCTTCTTCACCATCTCGCCACAGCCGGCCGCCAGTCTGGCGCTCGGTCACGCGGAGGCCTCTCGTGCGTTGTGGGCCAATGCCCAAGCCCGCTACCGGGCGGATCCCGAAGGCGCGCCGCGCGCCGCCCAGGCCCAGCTCCGAGCCTTCCTCGGCAGCTGACCTGGTGACCGCGGCCGAGTGGGCCGAGGTCTGGAGGCGGTTCGACCTGCTCATGCGCCGGCGGGCGGGTCGACACCTCTCGCTCCTGCCGGCGCCCGGAGCCCTCCATGACGTTCCGCCTCGGCCGCCTCCCGCGCGGCCACGATCCCCGCATCCCGCACCTTAGCGCCCTCCGGCTGGCGTTCCCCGACACCCGGCCGGGGACCCCGACCACCGCCCTCCCCGACTGGCTGACCCGCATCCCGGACCTCAACGTCCTCGGGATGATGGAGAACGACCGCTACGGCTGCTGCGTCGAGGCGGGGAGCTACCACGCCCTCCAGGTCCTCTCGTCGCAGATGAACCCCGACGGGCTCATCATCACCGAGCCGGACCTCGACGTGCTGAAGGCCTACGAGCTCGCGACCGGCTTCGACCCCACGATCCCCGGGAGCGACCAGGGGACCGACATGCAGACCTACCTCCAGCTCTGGCTCACCACCGGGATCCCGACCGGCCAGCAGGCCGAGTCGCGCCACCGCTGCGTCGGCTACGCGGAGATCGACCCCCGGAACCACCTCGACGTCCGCCAGGTGATCGAGGAGTGCGGGTTCGTCTACGTGGGCTTCGAGGTCCCGAACTACATCATGGGGCCGGAGGGTGACGCCCCGCTGGCGACGTGGGTCGGGCCGGCCGCCGGCGACGACACCACCATCTCGGGCGGCCACTGCGTCATCGGGGTCAAGGAGACCCTCGCGGGCCTGGAGGTGATCTCCTGGGGGGCGGTCTACACGATGGGCTGGGATTTTTGGGACCGCTACGTCGACGAGGCCTACGCCGTGGTCGACCGCGACTGGGGGAACGCCAAAGGGACGCCCTTCGGCATCCCCCTACCCACGCTGGCGGCGCAGATGCACGCCCTCAGTGCTCCGCCTCGCCCGGCGGCTTCCCTGGAGCCCCATGTCCACTCGGGAGTGGAGACGTCGGGCCCGGCTGAATCGGCCTGATCTTCGCCACCGCGGCGGTCTTCCACGCGAGGAAGATGCGCCGCTGGTCGGGCGTCAGGGCCTCCTCCTCACGGCGGGCCTGCCGGATGATGTGGGGGCGGCGCTTCTCCCGCTCGGCGTAGTCCTGCGGGGTCCCCGCCATGTCGCAGCCGTGCCCGGCCCCGATCATCAGCTCGGCCGGCTTCCGGTAGTCCCCCTCCGCGTGGTCGACGAACCCGCACCGGAACCCCCCGAGGCCATCGGGCTCCAGCGCGGGGCAGCGGCCCTCGCGGGGCCCGAAGACCAGGAGGGAGATCGGGCACTGGGACACGACGCAGCAGAGCCCGCAGTTGTTGCACGGCGCCCCGTAGATCGGCTTCGGTCTCATGCTTCGCCCTCCGGCTCGTCGGTCAGGAGCCCCAGGTCGACCGGCTCCTCCGCCCACCCGCAGTCCTCGCAGCGCCAGTTCCCCCGCTCCATCAGCCCCACCCCGATGTCGACGAGATCGCACTCCGCGACGGCGCCGCACTGCGGGCAGGGCCGGCGCCCGGGTCCGAGTCGGAAAGGCGCGTCCGTCATCCTCGTCTCCTGAAGTGGCCGTGGCCCTCGGACCTGAACTCGTCGCGGCGGACGTGAGGGTCTCGGCCGACCGCGAAGCCGTCGCGGTAGTCGGGGTGGCGGTTCTCTCCCGGCGCCGGCGCGTCGCTCTCGAAGCCGTCCCGCAGGCCCTCGCGCCACTCCTCGTGGTCGCCGTTCCGCGCACATAGGTTGGCGAACGCCTGATAGTAGGTCCGGGGCTTCACCCCGCCCACGTGGCGCGCGGTCCCGTCGGGCTGGACCACGAACAGGACCATGTACTCGCGCGGCCGCATCCGCCGGCCGGTCGGGCGCCGCGAGGGCTGGTCGAGCCGGAAGCGCTCGCCGGCGAGGAGGGTCACCGGGCCCGGACCCACAGCTTGGCGGCCGAGAGGGCCGCCTGGACGCGCTGCAGCTGCTGGGGCGTGCACTGGCTGAAGAACTCGAACAGCTCCACCAGGTCCCGCCCCCTGGCCTTGCGGGAGGCCTCCGCCTTGGCGGCGAGGGCCGCGAGGCCGGGGCCCGGCCGCTCGCTCGCCCACCTGTCCAGCTCCGCCCCACTGGCGACGCGGACCGCCCAGTCGCGGTCGCCCTGGGCCATGATGATCGCGCGGCCGATCCGCCCACGGAAGACCGCATCGGTCTCGGCGCCCTCGCGCTTCAGGTCG